TTTCTGTTATTCCAAAAAATTGTAAACTTATCAGCAGCATCGCCAAAGTTTTCTTGTCTAAATTTCTGCCTTTCTTCTTCTGGGAAGAGTGAAAAGTCGGGTGGCACAGCGTGAGGAATGTACTTGCGCTTTACCTCTGGTGCTACCGTAGCAACAATATCATCAGTAACTTTGCTGATGGTTGCGATAGCATCGTTAGAAAGGTAGAACTTTCTATTGAACTTTGGGTAAGGGTAGTTGTCCCAAACGTGGTAGTATACCAAAGGACAGTGTGAACGAATCTCTTCTTCGATTTCCCACAACCAGCCCCAGAAACGTGGATCGGTCATAATCCAAACTGCGTCTGGTCTTTCTACCCAAAGTGCTTCACGAATTATGTGAACGTCTCCATATCCTTTAATTGGGTAAATGATTAAATCATCTCCCCATTCTCGGGTCTTTTGCGGCTGGTAGTTCTCATGTTGAATAGCCCCACCGAAGCACAGGAACTTATATCGTCCGGTCTTTAGTAGGGCTTCAACGAAGTATTTGGTTTGTGTGCCGACACCCGAAGGTGACATTGGGTGGTCAGATAAGACCAATATTTTTTTCTTTTGTATGTCCTCTGGCATGTTTATCCTATGTACAATGTGGAGTATTGAAGAACTCGCACTTTTGACAAGATAAACGGTTCTTCATGTGGTTTTGTGTATTCACATTGTACAAGGCTTTTTTCAATAAGTTAAGTGCATTTGTGGTTTTTCTTGGACCGGAAGTCACACGGAAAATCTCCACCTTTTGCCCAACCTTTGCTGTGCGTTTCAGCAGGGCAAAGTGTGTCTCAATCTGGTCAAGTGGAATGCCCATTTTCTGCGACCAGTAGTGCTTGTACAATGTAAGTTGGTAAGTCACCATACGATCAGAACGCTTCTTTGCATCCCAACCCCAAGAACAAGACTTGTAGTCAATAATGTGATACTTGCCGTCCTTGGTTTTGATGATAAGGTCGATGTACCCCTTGAACTTATAAGCGGCGTCAGTGAACTCACCAATGCCTTCCATAAGGGTATCTTCTGCTTTTACAAACTCAAAGTCGGTTCCAAAGTATTTGTCAAAGCCTGCGTCGAGTTCTTCGATGATACCAAGACCTTGGTTGTAAAAGTCTGTGATTTGTTTCTCGGTAAATGACTCACCGTTCTTTTCTAGAGTCTTTAGTTCCTTGCGGAACACCTCTCCAAAGAAAAACTTTTTATCTAGTTCTCGACCAGACTCAAAATACTTTTCACATACGGAGTGAATAGCGGAGCCAAAGCCGGTAAAGATGTTGCCTTTGAACTTCTTGACTTTATCCTCGTAGATAAGCTTACGAGCGTAAGGACAGAAGTCCCACTTGGCGAGTTCAGAATACGAAATGTGAGCCATGAATACCTCTTCTGTTGTGCTAACAATATAACACCACAGGAGTGTGTTGTCAAGGGTTTTTATCTAAATCTTTGAATGCTTGTGCGTAGCCTCTAATAAAATTTTCTTCTGCTACGACTGAAAGGAACTCTGGGAACTCATCTGCGAAGATTTTTACTATGTCTTCGACTGTGACTTCGGGTTCATTTGGGTGGAGTGTTTCACCAATGTAATCAACAATGAGTTCTTTTAGTTTTGTCTCTCTCTTGACAAAAACGTGTTTTAGGTCGTTTTCTACAACCTGCTCTTCTGTTATTGTTTCCATTATAATACCTTTGAGGCAAGGGTTGCTACTTTGGAGCGTTCGCCCTTTTGCAGCGAGATGTGTCCTGCTAACTCATAAGGCTTGAACTTTTCAAGTGCATAAGTTAGACCGGATGAGCGTGCATCGATGTAAACGTTATCGATTTGCTCAACGTCGCCTGTGAGAACTATTTTTGTTCCCTCGCCAACTCTGGTTATTATAGTCTTTAACTCATGTATTGTTAAGTTCTGGGCTTCATCGATAATAATGAAGGCATTTGCGATAGAACGACCACGAATGTAGGTCAGCGCTTCTATCTCGATAAGACCGCGCTCAGAGTACATTTCTAGTGCTACACGGTCATCCCCCATTAGGAACTTCAAGTTATCTTGGATAGGAGCAAGCCATGGAGCCATTTTTTCTTCCAAGGTTCCCGGTAGGAAGCCAATATCCCTTCCCATAGGCATAACAGGTCGGGAAACAACTAATTTTTTATAAATAGGTTCGTATTGACCCTCATCAAGAGTCTGTTCCATACCTGCTGCGATGGCTAGTAGAGTCTTGCCGCACCCTGCTGCGCCTATGAGGGAGACAACTGGAACGTTTGGGTCCATAAGTAGGTTTAGGGCAAAAGCCTGTTCCTTGTTCCTTGGTTTTACGTCCCAGATTCCGTGTTTGTACTCGTCTACCTTTATGAGTGGTTTGTTGTAGTTTATAAAGCGAGATAAGGCTGTCTTCTTATCGTTGGAAGAGGAAACAAGCATTACAAACTCATTTGGAAGAAGATTTTTTTCTTCTTTGTCGATGAAAAGCTTCTCGCCGCTATAAAAGTGGTCGATTGTTTGATCATCAACCAAGTGTTTGGTAAAGCCTGTGTAAATGTGCTCTTCACGCTTTACAACTTGGTTTTCGTTGTAGTCCTCGCACTCAATACCCAACGCATCACAACGTACACGCAGGTTAATGTCGAGAGAAACAATAACAACTTTTTTATTTGGGTTCTCGTTCTTCTCGTTTAGAGCGGCTGCAATAATAATGTTGTCAGGGTCTCGCTTATCCATTTCTGGTGGAAGAGCGGACACATCTGAATAAACAGCCCTAATGATGCCGAGCCCCTTGTCGATACGAATACCTTTGTGAAGGTTTCCTTTCGCACGGAGTTCGTCAAGAAGACGAATAGTATGACGAGCGTTCGCACCTACGCCGTCTTGTCGTTTTTTATGTTTATCGATTTCTTCAAGGACTTTAAGAGGTAAAATAACGTCATTTCTACCAAACTTTTTGAAGCAGTGCGAGTCGGTTAAATAAACATTTGTGTCGAGCACATAAGTTCGCTTTGCCATTACTTTAAATAGTTTCCCAAAAAAAAGAAGGGAGGCTTTCGCCTCCCCCCAAATGCTTATTCAGTTTTTTATTTTATTTACTCGTCGCTATCTGTTGCAGCGTCGGGTGTGGCAACAGCGTCAGCCACATTTGGGAAACCGTCTCCCAGAATGTCTGCTACTGTTGTTGCGTCGGCTGGAGTGGATGCAGCATCAGCGACAGTCGCGGTGTCCTCAGCGGTTGTTGCGTCTTCAACCGGGGTCGCGTCTGGTGATGCTGCATCGCTCTGCACTGCAACTGAGGTATCGCAAGGTGCGGTGTCCTCCTTCTTGGTGTCGCAGGCAGCAAACACAACAGCCATAAAACTCAAAACAATAATAAAATCTTTCATATCCCTCTCCTAAGTTACGTTAGTGTCTTGTGCTTCTGGAGCAACGGTTCTTCCGGTGGCATAAGACCAATAACGGGTTTGTTTTTGATTCTTTCTATCTTTTGTAACAACATACCAAACAAGTGGGTTGCCTGGAACTGGTTGTCCTTTTAGACCTGTCTTTGGACAGTGTGTGACGTTTTTACTAATGCGGTTATAGAACTCAACATAGTTTGTCATTTTTCACCCTTTAAGTAGTTTCTTGTCTTCGTTAAGGTCAGTCTTTTTTTCTTGTAGCTCTTCCTCATGCAGAAGGCGTTTTAGGTCGGGGTATTTGTCTAGAACCTCGACGGTTGTGATGCCTTCTTTCTCAGAAATGTTTTTTATTACTTCTTGCACTTTTGACATTACCAGCAGTCCTCATTGTCGTAGTCGTCCTCGTCGTCCTCATAGCTGTCGAAGAGGTTTGCGTCATCGTCTCGTCCAACGCCATAGTCGTTGTCATAAAACGAGTCACGGGTTGAGTAATCAAAGCTAACACCAGCGGGAAGCAAAACGCTAAACTCCATGTCATCCATCTTTGAACTCCTTTTCACGGTTGATTTTCTTCAACTCTTTTAGCGACCACTTTGAGTAGTAGTCTGTTTTACGAAGGGTATTATACCCACTTTGGAAGTCTTTGTCAAGACCTACATTCAACATTGGGTAAGGCGAACAACGAGTTTTTACACCACCGATACTGTAAGGGTGGTCAGGGTGAAAAACTATTGCCGACAAACCCAACTCCTTTACGAAGCGCTTAAAGTGTCTCCCAAACGCTTCAGTCTCTTTATACCCTATTTTGGAGAAAGGGTCAAGTATTAAAAGCGACTTTTTTTCACTTTTTTCTAAAAAAGTTATTAAAACTTGTAAAAGTTTTTCATCTGGCTGGTCAATAATGATGCGTTGAGCGTGCCACATAATACTGTCGTTAAGTCTTTCTTTTCTCGCAAAGGGACAAGGCGCAAACCCCGCAAAAGCGGGGTCTGGCTTCTCAACAACTTGTTGGAGATAAACTTTTGTTGCCTCAATGGCTTCGTTTATCTTTCTAGAGTAAAGGTGATTCACTTCTTTGTTTCTTCTACAAGTCGCTTCATGTCCTTTGCCACTGCTGACTTAAACTGTTTAACGTCAGCTTGTGTGGAGCGTAGTTCGTCTACAAGGTCGGTAATTCTTGCTTGTAGTTTGTCAATTTGCTTTTGTTGTTCTTTCAGTGTCATTTTTTTCTCCTAGCATTCAATCTCAAGACGACCCAAGTCAGTGTAGACCTCTGCGGTCCAACCAAAAAGCTGGTTATCTCCAGCCTCAAGGACAGTCTTTACATTTGTGTTAACAGTGCAGGTCACAGTAGCCATGGCACGTTTGTGGTCCATTTGGTCCATTTCTACTTCAATCCAGCCCTCGTTGTAAGCTAGACCGTCTTGCTGAAATACTCCCGCAAGGTGGTCGGCAAAATCACCAGAGCCACGGTAGTAACCACCCATTAGTGACTCATCGCGAAGCGAGTCAATAACGTCGCAAGCTCCGCGTGAGGTAAATGGCTGAACTGCCACTGTTTCAGCTAGGGTGTGATAAGAGCCTAGCTCCTTGAGAGCCATATCTGTGCCCTCACCTGTGTGTGTGAAAACAGAAGTCTTTTCCTTATGAGTTAGTGTGACTCGCTTGTCAAAGTCGTTACCAACTGCTTGCGCCAACTTATCCTTCCAAGAAACAATTTCCATTTTACTCTCCTGTGCTTCCAAGGGCACCACTGCCCCTATTTGAAATGGTTAGTGGGTCGTCATAAAGCTCACCCTCGTGAACCTCAAAAGCTCGCCACTGGACAACGGGAACAAGAACAAGTTGGGCGATCTTATCCCCTTCCTCTACCAGCTTCTTTGTTTTACCAATATTGTGTAGGTTGACAAAGATTTCACCGCTGTATCCAGAGTCTACAACACAGGCTCCAACAACGAGGTTCTTTTTAGCTGCCATGCCAGAGCGGTTTTTCACTTCTAGCATGTAGCCGTGGGGAACTTCGACTTTGAGACCTGTGGGTAGAACAACTGAATCACCTGGGTCCAAACGAACAAAGCCAAAGTGACCGGGTTCGTCTGGACAATAAAAAACATCTGCTCCTGCGTCAGATGGATTAGCCCGTGAGGGCAGTTTTGCGTTAGGGTGTGTTTTAGAAACTTTTAATAGCATTTTGCCTCCACGGTGCCGGAAGAGGGACTTGAACCCCCAACCTACGCATTACAAGTGCGTTGCGCTACCAGTTGTGCTATTCCGGCTTTTTCTTTTTATTTTTCTTTTTAAGTTTTTTGAAGAAGGACTCCACTTTTAAAATGAAGTCCCTCATCGCTTCGTATTCGGGGCGACCCTTATACATATTAATCGTCAGTATTGCGAACTTCAAGAACCTGCTTACGAAGGGTCTTTAGCTCATTGACAGCAAACTGTGCAGTCTTACGCACACGAGTTCCAGCAGCCTTGTTGCCAGCGTCGGTCTTCTGGGCATCAGCAAGAGCCTGTGTGAGTTGGTCTACAACAGTTTGTAGTGTGGTTGTTACTGTACTCATTTTTTCTCCTTTTCTAATTTATCAATTAAATAATCCAGATACCATCTGGCTTTCTTCAAGTCGCCAAGGCGCGAACTCTTGTGCCTTGAACGAACAACATACTTGACAACATTGCCTTCAATGAAGTCAAGCCCCCAATCAAGAATAGCATCGATTGCTTCGATTTTACCTTGGTTGTAGTGGGCTGGGTGGTCAACTAGTTCTGCATATGCTTTTAGCTGACTGCGTTCTGTGTTTTCTGCGTATCCACCATTTGGTAGTTTCTTTTCTTTTTCTGGCATATCAAATGGGTCTACTTTGTCTTGTGAATAAGTTTTTAAAAACATTTGGTACTCCCGAGGGGAATCGAACCCCTGCCACCGGAGTGAAAATCCGGTATTCTAACCGTTAAACTACGGGAGCATTTTACCATCGTTCTTCAATAAAATCAAGCACTTCTTGTGCATGTGCGCCCCGTTCTGCGGCTTTAATAATTTCTTCTGTGATGGAGGGGTGTTCGCCAACTCCAACGGAGCGCATAACATACAACTCTATTTTCGCTTCGGCGTCTGCAACGTCTGCTTCAAGCTTCTTCTTAGCAGCTTCAACAAACTTTCTTCCTGTATTATCCATCATTAGCCTATTATACCGCTTTTGAGCGCTCAGTTAAGGATTAAGTTATAAATTGCTGGAACTAGCTGAAATAAACAAAAGCCAGCAATAGCCACTCCCAAGATATTAACAACGAGTTCTTTGAGAGTCATTTTATGCTCCAAAACCAACATGAAGAACAATACCAGCAGCAACACT